CATCTGCAATGAAAATGATTAAAGCAATGAAGAAAGATGAACTAATGGCTGGTTACAAAGCCATCAAGGCATCTTACGACCCTGCTAAGAAAGAAGTTGGCGTGAACACACCTGAAGAAGTTCAGACAGACGCACCTGCAATCGCAGAAGACGTTGAAGTAATGTTCGCTGGCTCTGACTTGTCAGAAGACTTCAAAGCAAAAGCACAAACAATTTTTGAAGCCGCTGTATCTGCAAAAGCCGCAGAGCAAATCGCAGAAGTAGAAGTAGCAAAAGAAGCCGCTATTACTGAAGGCGTAGAGGCAGTTAAAGTAGAACTCACTGAAAAAGTGGATTCATACCTTGACTACGTTGTAGAACAGTGGATGAAAGATAACGAAATCGCTATCGAAAAGGGTCTTAAGGCTGAACTAGTCGAAGACTTCCTTGGCGGTCTCAAAAACCTATTCATGGAGCATTACATTGATGTTCCTGAAGAGAAAGTTGATGTTCTTGATGAGCAAGCAACTGAAATCGAAGAACTCAAAGCCAAACTTAATGAGCAAATCGAACAGGCTGTAGAACAGAAAAAAGTTCTCGACCAATTCGTAGCACAGAAAGTTCTTTCAACCGTTTCTGAAGGTCTAGCCGATACAGAAGCCGAGAAAGTTGCTAAACTAGCAGAAGGCATTGATTTCGTAGATGCTGACCAGTATCGTGAGAAGTTAGAAACTATCAAGGAATCATATTTCCCTAAAACTAAGGCTACTGGCGGAAACCCCGAAGATAATGTATCAGAGGTTTCTATTGAAACTGATGGTGCGATGGCTGCCTATGCTCAGGCACTATCCCGCATGAAAAAGGGTTAAACACTAAATAATAGTGTCTGATGACTATGAAGGCTATATTAAACTTAGACCACTTCACTAATAAACCATATAAGGAGATGCAAAATGTATCTATCTGAAGAACTTCAGAAGAAGTGGCAGCCACTAATGGAAGCAGAGGGCGCAACCCCTATCGCTGACCCATATCGTAAGGCTGTTACCGCTGTCCTCTTGGAAAACCAAGAGAAAGCCCTAAGAGAAGAGCGTCACGCTCTATCTGAGGCTCCACTAAACGCAACTGGCAACGTGAACAATTATGACCCAGTCCTAATTTCACTAGTCCGTCGCTCAATGCCACAACTCATTGCATATGATGTTGCTGGTGTACAACCAATGTCTGCGCCTACTGGCCTTGTGTTCGCAATGCGTGCCAAGAACGGTTCTGGCTCAGAAGTCTTCTACGATGAAGCCGATACTGGATTCTCTGGTACTGGTACTCCTCGTGGTACAGACCCAGCCGTAACTGACCCAGATGCAGTAGCACCTGGTGGTTACACAACTGGCAACGGTATGTCAACTGCCGATGCTGAAGACCTAGGCGATGGTACTACTTTCAATGAGATGCAATTCTCTGTTGAAAAGATTGCCGTTACTGCTAAGTCTCGTGCATTGAAAGCAGAATACACAACTGAACTTGCTCAGGATTTGAAAGCAGTTCACGGTCTTGACGCCGAAACTGAACTTGCTAACATCCTTTCAGCAGAAATTCTTGCTGAAATCAACCGTGAAGTTATGCGCACAATTTATCGTGTTGCTAAACTTGGCGGCTCAGGCGCTGATGGTACTTTCGACATCGAAAACGATGCTGATGGCCGTTGGTCTGTTGAGAAGTTCAAGGGTCTAATGTTCCAAATCGAGCGTGATTCCAACAAAATCGCTCGTGAAACTCGCCGTGGTAAAGGTAACTTCATCATCTGTTCCGCAGATGTTGCTTCAGCCCTTGCTATGACTGGTCTCCTTGAGAACAACCCACAGATGAACACTGGTTTGACTGTAGACGAAACTGGCAACACTTTTGCTGGTACTCTAAACGGTCGTTACAAAGTGTACATCGACCCGTATGCTGGTACTGATTTCTGTACTGTAGGCTACAAAGGTACAAACGCATATGACGCTGGTATCTTCTACTGCCCATACGTTCCACTACAGATGGTTCGTGCAGTTGGTGAGAACACATTCCAGCCGAAAATTGGATTTAAGACCCGCTACGGCATGGTCGCAAACCCATATGCAGAAGGTACAACTGCAGGTAACGGTGCATTGAACAAGCGTTCAAACACTTACTACCGTATCTTCTCAGTATCAAACATCCTATAATTATAAGATACTGATACTTCTTAAAGGGCGGTCTTCGGACTGCCCTTTTTTTTGTTTATAAATAAGTTATGAAGATGAACAAAGGAGATTGTGATGGCAGATGCAACACAAAATTTGAACAAACTATATCCGTCAAATTTTAGATTTGACATCAATCGTGCGCCCATCTTTTCTGGAAACGCACAGTCGGTTACTTTACCCTCCATTACTCTAGGCGAAGCAGTTCAAGGAACTCCATTGATTGACTTGCCAGTACCTGGTGATAAACTTGTGTATGGGGAACTCAGTGTAGATTTTCTCGTTGATGAAGAAATCAGAGGATGGATGGAAATCCATCAATGGATGAGAAGTGCAGGCTACCCAGAAAGTACAGATGAGTATGAAAAACTAATCTACGCAGATGCGACATTGGTTATCACATCGAACTCATCAAACCCGATTATCAAAGTGACGTTCTTTGATTGTTACCCAACATCATTGGGTGAAATCTCTCTGAACTCACAAACATCTTCTGAAACAGTAATTTCGAATGCATCGTTCCGTTTCAGAAGTTATGATATTGAGCCCTTGGGTCAGTTGATTACAGGCTATGAAAATATCAATACTACACTACAAACAACATCATAGACATAGATATACATTAATAGCAACACCTAGATAGTAACACAGTTGTCAAGGGATGTCAAGAGGAAAATAGCCCTTGACAAATGACAGAAATTGTATTATAATGCAATATTAGTATACCTATAAAAGGCGTGAGGTGAAATGAAATTAGAAGAGATACAAGATTTGTGGTCTGAGGACTGTAACTGGAAAGAAGACTTACTTGACGAAGAACTTCTCAGAATTCCGCAACTACATACTAAGTATTATAAGATATTCTCTAAAGAAAGACTACTGCTAGTCAAACTCAAAAGTGACTTGAAAGTTCTGACAGGCGAGAAGTGGGAGTATTATCTTGGCGACATGCCACAAGAGGACTTGCAGGAAAGAGGTTGGGAACCATTTCTAAAAAGACCACTCAAAGCAGATATACCTAGATATATAGATAGTGATAGAGATATTATTAACAGTAATATCAAAATTGCCTATCAACAAGAAAAAGTTGACTTCTTGGATAGCATAATCAAAAGTTTAACTGCTAGAGGCTATAACATTAAAGGCGCTATTGAGTGGCGCAAGTTTACAAATATGAATGGAGCATTTTAACATGTACTTGAAAAACCCTTGTTTTATTTTGAATGAAAGCGCAGGCATGCCCTCACACGCTCTCGACCGTTTGAAAAAATATGTCGATAATGTGAAATTGCAACCAGCAGAAACAATCAAAAAGAATGGCGCAGGTGCGCCTCCACGTGAGAGTGGCGTTGCATTCCTAGAGTTTGCTAGAGACCTACAGTTCTTGTATGAGAACGTAGATAAACTCGTAAAAAGAGCAAATCAACTAGCAGGATGGAATTTCGACTATTCTTACATCGAACCCCTACAATACACTGTTTACGGTAAAGGTCAATTCTATGACTGGCACACAGACAATGGTTCTAAGGGTGAACACTCAAAACGCAAATTGAGTTTTACAATGTTGTTGGATGATGAAGACAGTTTTGAAGGCGGTGATTTCCAAATCGAATGGGGTAACCCTAGCGATGGCGAAAAGCGCATTCATACACTTAACCTCAAGACAGCAGGTTCAATCGTAGTATTTCCATCACATGTTTATCATCGTGTGACTGAAGTAACTAAAGGAACACGCAGAAGTCTTGTCGGTTGGATTCATGGACCAGCATTCAAATAATCCAGATTCCTTACACATCTCTCAACTTAACGCCGTTCACATCAAAATTGAATGTGATGCAGGAACAGCGTATGAGTTGCAGGATTATTTCACATTTCAAGTTCCTGGGGCAACTTTTATGCCTGCTTACAGAAACAAAATGTGGGATGGTAAGATACGTCTATACAATGTATACACGAAAAGATTATATGCAGGACTGCTTCCATATGTAGAGAAATTCGCAAGGTCTCGTGGTTATACCATAGACTTTGATGATAGTGTAGAGGGAGCAGATGAACTCTCTTTACATGAAGCGGAAGAATTTAGCACATCACTAGGTCTTCCGTTTAGAGCAAGAGACTACCAACTGTCAGCATTTACCCACGCCGTGCGAAACAGAAGGTGTCTCTTGCTCTCCCCTACCGCTTCAGGTAAATCACTTATCATCTATCATATTGTTAGATGGTATGAGGGGAAAACTCTTTTGATTGTTCCGACAACATCGCTGGTACATCAAATGGTGTCGGACTTCAAAGAGTATGGGTACAATGCTGAAGAGCATTGTCATAAAGTAATGGCTGGGATTGACAAAGTATCTGACAAACAGATTATTGTGTCAACATGGCAATCTATTTACAAGATGCCTAAAGAATATTTTGACCAATTTGATGTTGTTATAGGGGACGAAGCGCACCAGTTCAAGGCGAAGTCACTTGCATCTATCATGGAAAAACTTGAAGACTGTAAGTATAGATTTGGTTTGACTGGAACACTTGATGGTACACAGACGCACAAACTAGTATTAGAAGGTCTGTTTGGTACTGTAGAGAAAGTTATCACAACTAAAGAGTTGATGGATAATAAACAACTATCCGACTTTCAAATTAAAGTTCTTGCGCTAAGATATCCAGACGAAATTTGCAAAGATGTAGTCAGCATGAAGTATGCAGAAGAGATGGACTACATAGTACGATATGAAAAACGCAACAAGTTTATTCGTAATCTTGCATTGAGTTTGAAGGGAAACACCCTATTGCTATTTCAGTATGTTGATAAGCATGGGAAGGTATTACATGAAGATATCAGTGATAAAGCACAAGAAGGGCGTAAAGTGTTTTTCGTCAGCGGGTCGACTGACGCAGACACAAGAGAAGATATTAGAAAGATTACTGAAAGCGAGACAGACGCTATTATCGTTGCATCGTTTGGGACGTTCTCTACCGGGATTAATATTCGTAATCTCCATAATATTATATTTGCTAGCCCAACGAAATCAAGAATTAGGAATTTGCAATCTATTGGGCGTGGCTTGCGGTTAGGTGATAACAAAGAGCAAGCGGTACTGTTCGATATTGTAGATGATTTTCATTACAAATCAAAGAAGAACTTTACGTTAGAACACTTTGTCGAAAGGATGAAAATCTATAATGAAGAAAAATTTCAATACAAAATCTATAGGATTGACCTATGATTTTTAAGGGTGTATTCAACTTAAGGTTAGTCTCCTCTGAAAGTATCATATCATCGTTGTACATGGAACGAATTGGTGATGAAGATACTCTGTGGATTGACAACCCTATGGAAGTTACATTTTACCCTAAACCAAACTCAGGTTCGATGATTAGTCTATCGCCTTGGTTGCCATTTGCTGAAAAGAATTCACGCCATCAAATCTACTCAGATTCCATACTGGCGATGACTAAATGCACCCAGGAAATGGTTGACTATTACAACAGTGTTGTGATAAAATACACAAATGGACCAGTAGGTCACGAAGTTGAAGAAGAGAGTGAAGAAGGATTTGAGAACATCGAAGATGTTGAGAACTCGCTTGACGTACTTGAAGCGATGATGATAAAATCCAAGGGAAAATTGCATTAGTCCTTGACAAATTCCAAAGATTGGTGTATACTATCCTAGTATATAATGAAAACAAGTGAATTGAACGATATATTAACCCAGGATACACAATGAGCAAAAAGAACCCAAAGCATTATGTGGACAATAAAAAGTTCCTACAGGCGATGATTGAATATCGCCAAGCGGTTCGAGAAGCAGAAGAATGTGGCGATACTAAGCCAAAGATACCCGATTACATCGGCTCTTGTTTTCTACTAATCGCACAGAGACTTTCTTATAAGCCCAATTTTATAAACTACACATACCGTGATGATATGATTTCAGACGGTATTGAGAACTGTCTTCTTTACATTGACAACTTCAATCCAGAGAAGTCACAGAACCCATTCGCATATTTTACCCAAATCATTTACTATGCATATCTGCGTAGAATTCAAAAAGAGAAACGCCAGACTTATATCAAATATAAGATGATGCAAAAAGCAGACTTGTTTGGCGAACTTGTCACACATTCGGCGGACGGTAATAACGACTATGATATTGGACTAACACCCGATAGCCCTATGTACGATGTTATGGAGACGTTCATCGCAGACTATGAAACTGCAAAAGATGAGAAGCGCAAAAAGCGTAAGAAGAAGCAAGGCTTGGAAGCGGCTCTCTATCCCGATGATGAACCATCTGAAGATGAAGTAAATGATGATAAGGAATAAGTATGAAAGTTTTGTTAATTACGGACCAGCACTTTGGTGCTAGGAACGACAATACAATATTTTTAGATTACTATGAAGACTTTTATCGCAACACAGTAATCCCTTATATTGACAGACATAAAATCACTACGATTATCAATCTAGGTGATACGTTTGACCGTAGAAAGTATGTAAACTTCAACACACTTGAACGTGCGAAGAAGATGTGGTTTAATCCGCTAGATGAGCGTGGGATTACTATGCACACTATTGTAGGTAACCACGACACCTATTTCAAAAACACTAACGAAATCAATTCACCAGAATTGCTATTATCCGACTATGAACACATTATACCGTATGCTGGTCCAGAGGTACTTCAACTTGACCACTGCGATATCGCAATACTTCCGTGGATTTGCCCAGAGAATTATGCAGAGTGTATGGAGTTTGTCAAAACTGCACCAGCGGATATTCTCATGGGTCACCTCGAACTCTCAGGTTTTGCTATGTATCGAGGTTATGAAAATGACCATGGTATGGACAGTAACATTTTTAGTCGGTTCGATATGGTGTTTACTGGGCATTATCATCATCGTTCTGATAATGGTCATATCTATTATCTCGGCAATCCTTATGAACTTACATGGAGCGACTACAACGACCCGAGAGGTTTTCATGTCTTTGATACGAAAACTAGGGAGTTAGAATTCATTCGTAACCCTAATCGTATGTTCCACAAAGTTGTCTATGATGACAGACAAGAAGTGGAGATTGATGCAGAGAAGTTCCAACATCTAGCAAACAGACATGTAAAAGTAGTTGTGCGTGAGAAGAATAACCCGTACAACTTTGACTTATACATGGAAGCAATCTACAAAAACAATCCTGCTCAACTGACTATCGTTGAAGATATGGACTTGACATCCTATGATGAAGATGATATAATCGACCAAGCAGAAGACACTGTGACTATACTATCAAAATACATTGATGGTATGGAAGTGAATGTAGACAAGTCTAGGCTTGATACATTGATGAGAAACTTATATTCGGAGGCGCTACAGGCGTCAGATGCATGATTGTATTTTCTAAGGTAAGGTGGAAAAACTTTCTCTCTACAGGTAACGCTTGGACAGAGATTGATTTGAACAGAAGCATTTCAACACTGATTATCGGTGACAACGGTGCTGGCAAATCAACTATACTTGACGCTATGACTTTTGGTCTATTTGGTGTTCCTTTTAGACGCATTAAAAAAGGTCAGTTGGTCAACTCTATCAACAACCGTGAAGCAGTAGTCGAAGTTGAATTTTCAATTGGTAAGAAAGATTATCTAGTTCGCAGAGGTATCAAACCGAACGTACTAGATATACTCGTGGGTGGACAACCACTTGACCAGAAGGCGGCAATAAAAGACCAGCAGATTTTGCTTGAGAAGAACATTCTTGGGTTGAACTTCAAATCGTTCACACAGGTTGTTATTCTTGGTTCTGCAACATTCACGCCATTCATGCAGTTGCCTTCTAGTTCGAGAAAAGAAGTAATTGAAAATCTGCTTGACATTGAGATTTTTACTGTAATGAATAACTTGCTCAAAGAGCGAGTGAAGAAGATGAAAGAGGACGCACTGGAGTGTGACCATCAACTTCAAAAAGCAGATGAGAAGATTGTAATTGTTAAAGACTTCATCAAAACACTGGAGGCGGGTAATGAGGCGAAACTTCAACAGAACATTGACGAAATTGACAAATCAAAGAAGGCAATTACTACACATGAAGACACCATTGAGCGACTACGAGGAAAACTTGCCGAACTCAATGGAAACATTGAGGACTACTCCAGTGTCTCAAGTAAAGATACAAAACTCAAAGGTATCACAGACAGACTAAAACGGACAATACAGAAACATGATAAAGACAAGCATTTCTACACTGAAAATGATAATTGTCCTACTTGTAACCAACATATTGATGACGGCTTTAAGGCTGATACAATTAGTGGGCTTGATGATAAGATTGCCGAAGTTAATCAGGCATTGGATGAAGTTGCGAAACAGACGCAAGAAACCGCAAGTAGACTTGCAGACATTGCCGAAACGCAAAACGAAATCTCGGACGTCCAACAGAAAATTACAGTAGAACAGACTTCTATTTCTAGTCACCAAAAATACATCACAAAACTTGAAGAAGAAAAAGTTGAAAATGATGTAGATAAGATTGGTGAAGAGAAAGAACGTCTGGCTAAACTTGAAGCAACATGTGAGACACTTGACAAGGCAAAAGAAAAACTTGCAAGTGACAAATACTTGTATGATATTGCGACAGGTTTACTCAAAGATACGGGTATCAAAACTCGTATCATTCGACAGTATCTACCTATCATCAATAAACTAGTGAACAAGCATCTTGCTTCAATGGATTTCTTTGTTCAGTTTGAACTTGATGAGGCTTTCAATGAGACCATAAAATCACGCTACCGTGATGACTTTTCCTATGCGTCATTCTCAGAAGGTGAGAAGATGCGAATTGATTTGGCTCTGTTGTTTACATGGCGACAGATTGCTAAAATGAAGAATTCGGTTAATACTAATCTACTCATTTTGGATGAAGTGTTTGACAGTTCACTCGACAACGGTGGTACTGACGAATTCCTAAAGATTATAAACACCTTGACAAACGATACAAATGTGTTTATAATATCGCACAAGGGTGACCAACTTTATGATAAGTTTCATAGTGTTGTTCGATTTGAGAAAGTGAAAAACTACAGTAGGATAGCGACATGAAAATTGATGTAGTAGAAATTGAAGACAAAGATGATGGCACTTCTACCATAAAATTTGATATGGATGAAGAAACAACAAATTTGTTCATTCGTGAAGGAATCAAGTCATTGATTTCTGAAGTAAGTGAGAAGCACTGTGTTGTTACTATTGACGAATGGGATGATTGGGTCAAAGCAGGTAATGATGTGGCACCAGGAAGAACCTGGGAATTGACTTCACAAGAAGCACAAGCATTCTTTCAGATTGGTACACTAAATGCCATTCGTGCGGGTATCGATGCAGTTGAAGACAAACTACAATATGAATTAGATTTTGAGAAGGACATTAATGATGCAGACACAACCAACTAATCCAACTGTCAAAGATATTTTTGAACAGGTCGGGTATAATATCACTGGTGGTGATGAACATGGATGGAGAGACATTTATCCTATGGCACGTTTCCTAGATTGGGAAAGTGGCTTTACTATTGTGTTCAGTACATTCAATCAACAGATATATGAAGTATCATATTTCAATGAACTTGAAGGTTATGAGTTACGTTGGGTTCGTGCAGAATTCCGTAAAGCACAAAAAGAAAAACAAGCGCAATATCCAAAAGCGGATTGGAGTGAAGAATACACAAACGATTGGGGAACAGTTGTGCGGGACTACATCTCTTCACGGGTACAAGGACATCCTGTATGAAACAAAAGTTCATAAACGCACACATGGAAGTTGCGAAGGTATATGCAAAATTATCTTCTGCGGTTCGACTGCAAGTCGGTTGTGTGATTGTGAAAGATAACAGAATTGTTTCGATTGGATACAATGGAATGCCTGCAGGTTGGGATAACTGTTGTGAAGAAGAAGTTATCACAGAACATGAAACACATCTAGTAACTAAGCCAGAGGTGCTTCATGCTGAAACAAATGCGATTGCTAAACTCGCACGAAGTTCGGAGAGTGGTGAAGATGCAACGATGTTTATCACACATGCACCATGCATGGATTGTGCAAAGTTAATTCACCAAGCAGGAATTTCTAAAGTATATTTTGGTGAAGAATATAGAGACAGCAAAGGAACAGCGTTCCTACATAAATGTGGAGTTGAAGTAAAAAAACATGATTGATAAGATTATCACAGACATTATTGAAAAAGAAGCACCATCAGACGATGTAGCAGTTCTTATGTCTGGTGGTATTGATAGTATGACATGTGCATTTTCTGCGCAACGTCTAGGTAAGACTGTTCACACATACACCATGAAAGTTAATGGTGTTGATAATGATGACAATCTAACAGCAAGACTTGCGGCAGAAACATATGGTTGGAACCATCAAGAGATTGATGTACCTATCACTAACTTAAAAGATGATTTTTTGCGGTTGATGAGATACTACGACTGCAAGAAAAAGACGCATGTAGAATGTACATTCCCTTTTCTTTATGTGTATCCAAAAATCAAAGAGGCACATGTTATTTCAGGTGTCGCCGCAGATGGTTGGTATGGTGTTTCGAAGAAAGCCAATATGCATTATAAGCATACGAAAGAACTGTTCGATGAATTTCGCACACAGTATTTTGGTGCGCCAAATCCTGCGGGTATTCTTCAACAAGAACAACTTGCGGAAGAGATTGAGGCAAACTTAGTCGCACCTTATGTGCGTGAAAGTGTGAAGAACTGGATGATGCAGTACGACCATGACTTCTTTAACAAGCCTTTTCAGAAAGCACCAATAGTAGAAGCATACCCAGAATTTCAAAAGATGCCACGCAGACGCAGACACGCAAACTTGCAGTTAGTCGCAGGCATCCCAGAATATTT